CAGTTTACCCAGCGCAGAAATGTATCTAGAAAAAATAGGATACCATTTACTATAGAGTATGATGAAATAGAACAACCTGAATTTTGTCCGGTATTGGGCATTAAACTTATATACGAATGGGGAGGCAAAAGTGGACATCACTTGCGGAATCCAAATAAAGCAACCTTAGATAAATTGGTACCAGAATTAGGATATGTACCAGGTAATGTTTTTATTATTAGTTGGCGAGCAAATAAACTTAAATCCAATATGACTATAGATGAATTAGAAAAGATTTTAAATTATATGAAAAGGAATAAAAATGGCTAAGCCTTACGACTTCAGTAAGTTCCGTCGCGACATTACCAAATCAATTGAGGGTATGTCTATCGGATACAACGATCCAACAGATTGGATTTCAACAGGCAATTATGCCTTAAACTATCTTATCAGTGGAGATTTTAATAAAGGTATCCCACTAGGTAAAGTAACAGTATTTGCAGGCGAATCCGGCGCAGGCAAAAGTTATATTTGTTCCGGTAACATTGTTAAAAACGCACAAGATCAAGGCATTTTTGTTGTGTTAATTGACTCAGAAAATGCACTAGATGAATCTTGGTTACAAGCACTAGGTGTTGATACTGATGAAAGCAAATTGCTTAAACTTAACATGGCTATGATTGATGACGTAGCTAAAACGATCGCAACATTTATGAGTGATTATAAAACGCTTGCAGAAGGCGAACGTCCCAAGGTCCTATTTGTTATTGACTCACTGGGTATGTTATTAACTCCTACCGATGTTAAACAGTTTGATGATGGTGATATGAAAGGTGACATGGGTCGTAAACCTAAAGCACTTACGTCACTAGTTCGTAACTGTGTAAACATGTTTGGCAGTTATAATGTTGGCATGGTATGTACAAATCACACATACGCAAGTCAAGATATGTTTGATCCAGATGACAAAATTTCAGGCGGGCAAGGTTTCATTTATGCTTCTAGTATTGTTGTTGCTATGAAGAAAATGAAGTTGAAAGAAGATGAAGATGGCAACAAAATCTCTGATGTAATGGGTATTCGTGCAGGATGTAAAGTTATGAAAACTAGATATGCAAAGCCATTTGAAGGCATGCAAATCAAGATTCCTTACGAAACAGGTATGAATCCATACAGCGGCATGGTAGACTTAGCTGAGAAGCGCGAAATGCTGAAGAAAGAAGGCAACAGTCTAGTATTCACTACCCCAGACGGTGAAGTTATCAAACAATTCCGTAAAAAATGGGAAGCCAATGAAGATGGTTGTTTAGATAAAATCATGGAGAATTTTGGAAAACAACCAGAAACAGTAAGTACTGAAGACATAACCACGGAGGAATAACAATGTCAGTAGATTTAGCAAGAGAAATTTATAACGAATTAAAACGTTTTGTCAACACAGTTGATCGCAACGAAGCAGCAGAAACATTAGTATCAGTATTAATTGACAATGATATTTCTGCTGATGATATTAAGGACACCTTCAAAGGTGACTCTGATATTAAGCGAGCTCTTACCAGTTATCTTAAAGATCATCCAGAAGATGAAGAAGAAGAAGATACCCTTGACTGGGACGAAGATGACGGTTATGAGGACTAAGCATGTGGTATAGTCGTGTTGCGGCTGATTTAAGCGTGATACCAGATTTTATTTCACACTATGAAGCCGAACTCGCAAAAGCCAAACAGGATTGTCAGATAGGCGGTATTATTGAAAAGAATATTACCGCCCTACCGGGCATTACTGAACATAGGTTTAACCAATTACAAGAAATAGAAGCTGTATTAAACTTCCTTAATCTACAACTGCGAAAAATACGTCGAAAATTCTTTCAGAAATATTTAGAAGGTTATGCTCGCGCATTAACCAGTCGAGATGCTGAAAAATATGTTGATGGTGAAGACGACGTTATTGATTTTGAAACACTTATCAATGAGGTTGCGCTACTGCGTAATCGTTATTTGGGCATTATGAAATCACTGGAATCCAAAAATTTTATGTTAGGACATGTTGTGCGACTTAGAGCAGCGGGAATGGAAGATGTGCAACTATGAAAACGGCCACGATCGTAGTTAAGGATGAAGTTAATATTAAAATTGAAGGTCTTGATCTGGATGCTAGACGAAAACTAGTTAACACCTTCAAGTATGATGTACCAGGAGCACGGTATCAACCAGCAGTTAGGCTAGGACGGTGGGACGGTAAGGTAGCGTATTTCCAATTGGGAGGTAGCTCATATGTAAACCTGTTACCTGAGATTATCCCCATTCTGGATAATTTTAACTATACCATTGAACTCGATGACCAACGAGATTACTCAACCAATTTCATATTTGAGAGTGTAAATGAAGATACCTTTTCCCATATTATGTGGGGAGAAGGTCATCCTCTTGCGGGTCAGCCTATTAAATTGCGCGATTATCAAGTTGAAATTATTAACAACTTTTTGGCAAATCCACAATCTATTCAAGAAGTTGCTACTGGTGCTGGTAAAACAATTATGACAGCGGCATTAAGTCAACGCTGTGAAACACATGGTAGGACAATAGTAATCGTCCCAAATAAGTCATTGGTGACCCAAACAGAACGAGATTATCGAAGTTTAGAATTAGATGTGGGAGTTTACTTCGGTGACAGAAAAGACATTGGTAAAACTCATACTATTTGCACGTGGCAAAGTTTAAATAATTTGCTAAAGAATACCAAAAATTACGAAGCCGATATTACTATACACGAATTTCTAGAAGGTGTGGTATGCGTAATGGTAGATGAAGTTCATATGGCCAAAGCAGACGCACTTAAGACATTATTAACGGGGGTAATGAGTCGTATCCCCATTCGTTGGGGGTTAACCGGTACTGTTCCCAAGGAACCTTTCGAATACCAAGCGTTAAAATGCAGCCTAGGCCCTGTTACCAATCAACTATCAGCCAGTGAATTGCAAGATCGAGGAGTACTAGCACAATGTCATGTGAACATAGTGCAACTTGTTGATCACGCAGAATTTAGTAATTATCAGAGCGAACTAAAATTTTTGTTGGAAAATAAAGAACGTCTGGAAACTGTAGCTAAACTAGTGGGTAATGTAAATCAAACAGGTAATACACTAGTGCTGGTTGACCGTGTTGCTGCGGGTCATGCGCTGGTAGAATTACTGGGAGATCATGCAGTATTTGTTAGCGGTGCAACTAAAGGAACTAAACGAGATGAAGAATATGCTGAGGTCGCAATTAGTACGGGTAAAATTATCGTGGCAACTTACGGTGTCGCCGCTGTTGGAATCAATATTCCTCGTATCTTTAATCTGGTGCTTATTGAGCCTGGTAAATCTTTTGTTAGGGTAATACAAAGTATAGGTCGTGGTATTAGAAAAGCTGAGGACAAGGACCATGTACAAATATGGGACATAACATCAACTTGTAAATTTGCCAAACGTCATTTAACCAAGCGCAAAGTGTTTTACAAAGAGGCTAAATACAACTACACCCAGGAGAAATTAGAATGGAAGTAGTATTTTTAGAAAACAAATACACTAAGTGGTATTTTAACATTATTCGCAACGCGAATCCTACAACTAGATATGTTGAAAAACATCACATTATCCCACGATGTATCGGTGGCTCTGACTATAGAGAAAACTTAGTATCTCTTACAGCGCGGGAACATTTTGTTTGTCATTTATTATTGACTAAAATGACAACTGGCAAAGTTAAACAAGCCATGTGCTGGGCAGTTGGTAAATTTACTCAAGTGAATAAACATCAAGATCGTAAATTCACTTCATGGGAATATAAAAAAATAAGAGAAAATATTTCGTTTGCTAGAACTGGCACAATACACAGCGACGAAACACGAAAGAAGATGTCTGAAAAACGCAAAGGCAAAGCACCGTGGAATAAAGGTAAAACAGGTGTTCAAAAACATTCAGCAGAATCAAATAAAAAACGATCAGAAAAATTAAAGGGCAGAGTTAGGTCAGACGAGTTTTGTAAAAAAGTTAGTACTGGTAAAATGGGCCACATATCAGGCATGACTGGCAAAAAACACGGTGAAAATTTTAGTAAACAAATAACGGCTAAATGGGAAGAAAAGCGAGCAACTGGTTATGTGAGCCCAATGAAAGATAAACCTAAACCAACTAGAAGTAACGAACATATGACAAATTTAGCAAATGCTAATAAATTAAGTGGTGAAAAACGAAGAGGGACTCAGCAAAAAAAACTAACTTGCCCACATTGTAATATCACTGGCGGAGCAGGAGCATTAACACGATATCACTTTGATAAATGTAAAAATATCTTGACAATACCAAAATCTATGCTACAATGACAATATGAAAATATTAACCTTAGACAACGAACCATATGACTTAAATCACCTACCAGAAGAAATAGATGATATGCGATTTAGTATTTTAGATAACTCTAACCCGCAAGACCCAGACTACCATTATATCCCACTAATCTTCTTGGAAAGTTTTAATAGTCCTGCACTGGTATTGAGAATAGGTGATTATAGAGTACGTATGCCCGTTGATTGGCAGTTATTAATAGGCGATCCCGAGGCCGGTGACTTGGAAGTGATACCGTTATCAGCACTGAATGATCGAGGTTTTAAGGCATTCCAATTTAACCCACTAACCAGTTTTAGACCAAGTTTTTTGGAAGTGGAAATTTTAGATGTATATCAAGATGTAACTTGGTATGCACCCAAACTTAAAAATGGTCAGTTATTGTGTGTTCCTATAAGCGAAGGTAAAAAGCCCGACTGTGTATATTTTGTTAAAGACATAAGTCGCACATGCGAGATTGTTAATTATAATAAGGCGTTTTAATATGGTAACTGCTAATGATCAATACGGCCCAGGTGATGAACCTGTACTACCCAACAAAGTAGCTGTCAAAGAAAAAATAGTGGTTGATTTGGAAACCATGGTTAAAAATTTACAAGCAGCAAACGACGCCAACACACGGATTATTGATAAAATGCGACGAGATATTACACGTCTTAAAGATCAAATTAGTGAACTAGCGGGACAAATTAAACGTGGATAAACTTGGCATCGCAAACGAAATGTCCTGCTTTGATCGGAAGGATCGTGAGTTTTATGACAGTCTTACCGAAGAAGAACGTAAAAAATTCAGTAACTATTTAATGATTCGATGGGGTAGTAGTGTACAGGGTAGTATTGAATTGCAGGAATATTATTTGATTGCTACTAATGAGCGATTGAATAAGCATTTCTTTGCTACAGCCAAACATCCTAAACTACAGTGGCTATGCGCTACTAGCGTAAGCCCGGGCATGGGAGTATTTCGACATAATTGGATATCTCCCAAGAAAAAAGAACCCACTGGAATTAAAAAACAACTAGCAGAACTATTTCCTCATTTGAGAGATGATGAGATTGATTTGATGGCAAAAATTAATACTAAAAAAGATATAGACAGTTATTTGAAAGAATTGGGGCAGGAGACAAAAAAATGATTTGGCCATTACGAAAGAAAAAAGAAGTGGCAGTGATCCCAGTACTTAAAGAAATTATTTTTGCAGACGACGAAGGTGCCCATTGGAGATATAAGCCGGTAAAGCACATCACTGCAAATGAAGTAGCACTATTATTACCAGTGTTTATTTCATTAACACAGCTATGTGACCGTTGGACTTATATTAAAGAACATAAACTTGACCGACATTTTGAACGAGTAGAATGAATACTACCTGCCAGTATTGTAAAAAATCTTTTGTAAGAGAATCCAGCTTGGCTGCACATTCGTGTGAACCAAGACGGCGCAGACAAGTAAAAGATGAAGCAGGAGTGCGATTAGGATTTAACGCATATCTTAAATTTTATGAATTAACTCAGGGGTCAGCGAAGTCAAAAACATATGATAACTTTTGTGACAGCCCATATTATAAGGCTTTCGTAAAATTTGGTCATTATTGTGTCAATACTCGAGTCGTAAATCCTGCAAGATTTATAGAATGGATATTGAAACAAAATAAAAAATTAGACTATTGGTGTAGTGATACGCTATACGAAGAATACCTTTTGTTTTATCTTAAGGTAGAACGCATGGAAGATGCACTTACAAGGGCAATCGAACATTCGTTAGACTGGGGCGAAGATAAAGAAGCGCCATCTCACGATTATTTAAGATACGGCAATCATAATGCCATTGTGCAGGCTATTATTGCGGGTCGAATTAGCCCCTGGGTATTGTATAACTCCGAGTCGGGGCAGAAATTTTTGTCGGATGTCACCAGCGAACATCGAACCATGATATGGTCATATATTGACCCAGATATTTGGACCAAGAAATTAAAAGAAGATCCGGATAATCGTGCAGCGGCACAGGAATTATTAAAAAAGGCAGGTTGGTAATGTCAGCAGATATTGATTTAGACTTAGCAGACAGGGAACAGGTACTAAAACTAATCAAAGCCATACCTGCGAGGCAAACAGTACAGGGGAAAGTTCGCAATCACAACTCTGGTGTATATGTAACCGAAATTCCGTATGATCCTATACATCTATGTGCTGCAATAGACTATAAAGAAGCCGAGGATCGTGGTTATTTCAAGATAGATCTGTTGAATATGACTGTGTACAAACTGATAAAGTCTCAAGAACACTATGATCAGTTGTTGGCCAAAGAGCCTAATTGGCAACGCCTATGGACTGATCCCGAATGGACCAAAAATCTCGTACATGTGGGAAAATATACTGAACTATTGGCAAATATGCAGCCCAATTCTATTCCTAGAATGGCGGCATTTATAGCAATTATACGTCCTGGAAAAGCTCATTTGCAAAATCGTCCCTGGAAAGAAGTATTTGCCAGTGTATGGGACGGCGATGATAGCCGAGGTTTTACGTTTAAGAAAAGTCACTCTATCTCATATAGCGCACTGGTGGCGTTACATATGAATCTGTTGGAAGAATCTACTCCGGCATTCGACGAACAAGAGTAATAGATCTACGTTTTGATTTGCTGCGGGCTAATTCTGCTAAACTACATATCGGACCATGAATTATTTCAAGGTCCTTATTGATAAACGTACGAATATAACCCCTGAATGGTTCCCATTCTTTTTTAAGAAATATGTTAATGGGAATACTTCTGTTACTTTCCCACCACCATACATTGGCTAATTCCAAAAACAACTTTTTGGCTTCCATGTCAATGATACTACCAAAATCGTACATAGTAGTAATCGCATCATCACGGTTTTGTATTATTCCCACATATTCTTGGGTAGAATATACACATAGGGTTATAAAGGGATACTTTTCGGTCAGTTTTTCGAAGATTTCTTTGTTCATCTAATGTAGTTATCGGTTCTGAATATTTATGTTCAAAAACATCTTTCAAAATATAGCTAAATAAGATGTATGTATTCTACCACCGCTTACCTTTATCAGCAACGAACTCAAGTGCTATTGCTCGACAGCAGTGGGCAATACTTTACTGCGAGGTACGATCCAGTGTATGCTAAAAGACTAACTCTTAATTTAGGGGTAGATAATGTACTCCTATTTTCCTTTGTTAACCAGGATGAAAAGCCGGTTAACGTAAACGGGTGTACCTTTACTTTTCGTGTAACAAATACCGAGGGTACAGTACTGTTATTACAAGAACCAATGACTATACTCAATGCCGCAACTGGACAAGTAAAAGTATATGTACCGGCGCAGGATACACTAGAGTTAATAGCGCAACCAGCTAGTTATTCTATTAGCGTGCAAAGCGGTAACCTAAATCAAGCAGTATTTACAAATGCACAGGCCGGTGCCCGCGCTCCTATCGACCTCAAGAATTCAGTATTCCCGCAGTTTATACCATCTATCCCATGCACATTACCTACTACAAAGCTAAGTGCGCAGACATCATTAGATGGTGCGTCGTATCAAAATTATCCTGGGTGGGCCGGTAATTGGTATTATGGTGGAAACGGTAGTATGTTTTTTAACAACTATCAAAATACAGAATTTTATTCAAGTTTCATTGAACCAAGGAATTTTGTAACCACAATTCAACTGGATTTAATCGGATATACTGGAACTATCAAAGCACAATGGGCACAAAATTATGAGAGTATCTGGATTAACATCACAGAATCTACCACTTATTTGAATAAAACTGGTACAATTCATATGAATGTGTATGGATGGTACCCGTTACTTCGATTATGTTTTAATAACAGTCTTTTCTCTACACCGAATCCCCCGGGAGTACCAGCATCGGCTTACGCTGTTTGTACAGATGGGGTACTAACCGATATGGTAATTCAAAATGGTGGGTCTGGATATCTAGCGCCGCCTAAAGTTGATATCCTGGGCAGTGGATCCGGTGCCATTGTTGAAGCTACGCTTGGTGGATCGGGTACAGTTACTGGTTTTAATATTATCAATGGTGGGTCAGGTTATTGGCCTATCCCGGCTGGTGGGGTAAATCCTGCTGCATATCCGGTACCGCCCGCTAATCAAGGTGCATTTCCCATTATATCAACTGGTTATATTACAAACATATTATACCGATAAAGTTGATTTAGCGTAGTTATATCTGCTAAACTATAGCATGATTGACATCACCTCCTTCTTACCAGCAAAAAGAAAACAATCCAGTTCAGGCTGGGTGTCATTCAATGGACCGTGTTGCGTACACAATGGTGAAAGTGTGGATCGACGGCAAAGAGGTGGATTTAAAAGCAGTAATGAAGGATGGAGTTATCATTGCTTTAATTGTAATTTTACCGCCAGTTTTATATTAGGACGTAATCTCAGTATCAAGGCACGCAAATTTTTATCTTGGCTTAATGTCCCCGCAGAAGAAATTGACCGAATTCAATTAGATAGTATGCGCCATCGTAGTGTGGAAGGGATTATAGACGAAAGACAAAAAATAGCCGATGCTATACTAGGCATTCATTTTGAAGAAAAAGATATGGGTGGTGTAGAATTTGTAACTCCCGACCATACCGACATTTGGAATTACTTACGCCGCAGACAAGTACCAATTGATTATCCTTATATGATTAGCTCAACTAAGGGCGCACGGACCGGTGTTATTATTCCATTTACCTACAATAACACATTAGTTGGTAGAACGACACGATTTTTAGATGATCGTAAACCGGTATGGATCAATGATTTTCAGCCAGGCTATGTATTCGGTACAGACCTACAGCATTTCGATTGGCAATATGTAATCGTAACAGAAGGTATATTTGACGCATTAAGTATTAATGGTCTAGCTTTAATGCATAATACAGTAAGCGATGCGCAGGCTAGGTTAATACGCAATATAGGTAAAGAAATAATAGTAGTCCCGGACCAGGATATTGCCGGTATGGAATTAGTGGATCGCGCTATAGAATTAAACTGGCCTGTTAGTATTCCCGAGTGGCCTGATGACATTAAAGATGTAAACGATGCAGTAATAAGATTAGGTAAGATTGCAACATTAATAACTATATTGCAGTCCAAAGAAACCAGCAAAATTAAAATTGAGTTAAGGAAAAGACAACTTGTTAAACGATTACGGAATTGAGACCCAACGGTTATTTTTGGAAATGATGCTGCACGATGCTGAGTCTTTTATTCGTGTACAGAATATATATAATCCAGAAAATTTTGATCGTAGCATTAGACCAGCAGCAGAATTTATTAAGGGACACTATAATGACCATAGTTCATTGCCGATCCTAGCACAAGTATCAGCAACAACTGGTATAAAATTAAACGAAATTCCAGATCTGCCTGATGGTAGTTTAGAATGGTTTATGGACGAATTTGAGAAATTTACTCAACGACAGGAACTAGAACGAGCTATTCTTAAGTCAGCCGACTTATTGGAAAAAGGTGAATTTGCCCCGGTAGAAAAATTAATTAAAGATGCGGTACAGATCTCCTTGCAAAAGGACATGGGAACAGATTATTTTGCCAGTCCCAGAGCAAGAAATGACAAATATTTTAACAGTGGTGGACAAGTAAGTACAGGCTGGCCAAGTCTAGATAAAATACTATATGGTGGATTCAGTCGTGGCGAATTGAACATTTTTGCCGGTGGGTCTGGTTCAGGTAAATCTTTGGTTATGATGAACATTGCTATTAGTTGGCTAGAACAAGGACTAAGTGGAGTGTATGTTAGTCTAGAACTTAGTGAGGAACTAGTTGGATTACGAACTGACGCCATGCTATCCGGTATGTCAACTAAAGATATTAGAAAAGACATGGATTCTGCGGAACTAAAAGTTAAAGTTTTTAGTAAAAAAGCCGGACAATATCGTGTTAAGGCATTGCCCGCACAGAGTAATGTTAACGATATTCGTGCTTATTTGAAAGAAGTACAGGTGCAAACTGGTATTAAAGTTGACTTTGTCATGGTGGATTATTTGGATTTGGTAATGCCAGTATCGGTTAAAGTAAATCCTAACGATCAGTTTATTAAGGACAAATATGTGGCGGAAGAACTGCGCAATTTATCACAGGAACTGGGTGTATTATTTGTAACCGCATCGCAGTTAAATCGAAGTGCGGTGGAAGAAATTGAATTTGACCATAGTCATATTGCTGGTGGTATTAGTAAGATCAACACAGCTGATAACGTATTTGGTATTTTCACCAGCAGAGCTATGAAAGAGCGTGGCCGTTATCAAATTCAGTGTATGAAATCACGTAGTAGTACTGGCGTAGGGCAAAAAGTCGAACTGGAATACAACGTAGAAACCATGCGAATTAGTGATTTGCCCGAAGATGCAAGTGCAGTAAGCTCGTTTAAACGTCCCAGTGTACTGGAAAACATTAAAACACAAAGCAGAGTTGTTGATACTGGAAATAAAGAAGAAACAGGAAAAATTACAGCAGAATTGCAAAGTAATAAACTAAAACAGATGTTATCTCAAATTAAGAGCGGTTAATTCGGATCTTTATATTTG